TGGTATTGATTTGTGGTTGTTTGGACACACGCACACATCATTCAATTTCTTTATTGATGATACAAGATTGGTTTCAAACCCATATGGTTATGGTGATGAAAACCAGAATGATTTTATTGATAAATTAATTGTTGCTATATAATGGCCAAGACCAAGAAGCCATATATGGCACCATGGCAAGGCGGTCCTGTACCTGGTTCTAAAAAGTATAATGAACATTATCACCCTAACCCTAAAAAGAAATAAGGATTAAAAATGAAAGTATATCTATCAGGTTATCGTAACCATTGGTTAAGCCCTTATACCATTATGGGTAAGGTTTTGTTTTGGAAAAAATGGACAGACCCGAGCTTTGACCTATATGATGACAAGAATGATTACTTGACCGATTGGTTAATACCAGTGTGCAACGGTATTCGTAATGTATTAGACTTTGTTCATCCTCGTATTCAGTATGTTAAGATTGACAACTATGATACATGGTCTATGGATTCAACGCTAGCGAAGATTATTCTTCCGATGCTTAAAGACATCCGTAAATCAAAATGTGGTGCACCAGCAACCAATGACAAAGATGTGCCTAAAGAACTACGAAGCACATCAGCACCATCTAAAGAGAATCCATGGGATACTGATGCCTTATGGTTTGACCGTTGGAACTGGATCCTTGACGAAATGATTTTTGCTTTTGAGCATATCGTTAACGAAGACTGGGAAGACGAATACTTCACTGGTATAAGTGATACACATACCGAACCATGTGAATGGGATGCCAATGGTAAACCAACTTTACATAAAGTGGTTGAAGGACCTAAACATACACGCCATTTTGATAGAAAAGGTTGGCTAAAAGTTAACAAACGCATTGAGAATGGTTTGGTATTATTTGGTAAATACTACAGGAGCCTTTGGACATAGTATGATTGTATATGATGTGGAAACACTTGGTAAAGAGTCAAACGCAACCATTCTATCAATGGCTGCGGTTTACTTTGACCCCGAAAAGAAAACAACACCACAAGAGATGCGTGACAATGCTTTCTTCGTGAAGTTAAAAGCTGAAGACCAAATCAAACGATTGGGTCGTACCGTGACCAAGTCCTCATTATCATGGTGGAACAAACAATGTGATAATGTAAAAGAGGTCTCATTGCGTCCTAAACCTGATGATGTCACCATTGAGGTAGGCATCGAAGGTCTCAGAGAATGGGCTAAAAAAATGGACCCAAGAGGTAAATGTATCGTGTGGGCACGAGGTAACTTAGACCAGCTGGTACTAGATTCAATGGAAGAGAAATTGGAAGTTGAACCAGTATTCTTCTTTAACAGGTGGCGTGATGTAAGAACTGCTATTGACCTATTAAAGAATACGACAACAGGTTACTGTCAGGTAGATTATCCTGGTTTTAATGCGAGCCTAGATATCACTAAGCACAATCCAATTGATGATTGTGTATTTGATGCAATGATGTTAATGTATGGAATTGAAGAATGATTGATATTAAATTGTTAATTGAGTTGGCTCAAACAGTGGAGTCTGAAGACAATATTGATTGGGATATGCTGAGTATATCGGAAGATAATGCTTATAATTTAATTGCTATGTCTGTTAAAGAACAGTTTGAAACCGAATGGTTAAAAATGGATGTGGCTACAAGAGAAATGGCCATGTTGGCTGTCATTACTAAATTATTGGTTGAAAATTTTGTTGAGAGGTTAAAATGATATTTACTATTGGTGCAATATTAGCTTTATTAGGATACTTTTGGTATCGACAAACAGAGTATGCCAAAGATTGGCGAGATGTTGCCGTTTTCTTAATGATTACAATTGGTTTGGCTCTTATGTCAACCAGTGTATTAATTCTTGCTTGGAGATATCTACCATAATGCCTAAATTTCAAGTAAAAACACAATCTATTTTTGAACATATATATTGGATTGAAGCGCCAACCAAACAACTTGCTGTTGAGGCTGTATTAGATAATTATGAAAGTGATTATATGCAAAAACACATTGGTGAAGGCGTAATTGAAACAAAAGAAATACCAGAAGACCAAACTTATTCACATTGGTACCAAGAACAAAAGTCCTTAAGCTACGATTAAACTTTTATGAACCTTTTGTGACAACATCAAAAATAAAAGTTCGGAATCTAAATATTGGATGGTTAAAAAATATAAAACAATTTGTATATCTGACTGTCACCTTGGTGCTCGTGAAGCCAAATCGGAATTATTAAATAATTTCTTAAAACATCACACCTGTGAAAACCTATTTTTAATAGGAGATATTATTGATGGATGGAAAATACAACAAGGTAAATGGAAATGGAATCAAGGATGTTCTAATGTTGTTCGTAGAATCCTTGGCATGGGCAAGCATGGCGTCAATGTTGTCTACATTACTGGCAACCATGATGAATTTCTAAGACCATTTGTCAGTCAAATTTTTAGTATGGGTAACATTCGTATATGTAACCAATATCAATATAAAAATATTAATGGTGAGTATTTTCTTATTACTCATGGTGACATGTTTGATGGTGTTACTCGATTGTCACCTTGGATTTCATTCTTGGGTGACAAAGCTTATGATGCTGTATTATGGATTAATACTCATTTCAACCATTGGCGCCATAGAATGGGATTTGGTTATTGGAGTCTTTCACAATACCTTAAAAAGAAAGTCAAAAAAGGTATTGATTTCATTTTTAAATTTGAACGGACCATTACAGATTATTGTGCCAAACACGGATATGATGGTGTAATATGTGGACATATCCACACTCCTGAAATTAAGGAAGTTAATGGTAAAATCTATATGAATGATGGTGATTGGGTTGAAACTTGCTCAGCACTTGTTGAACATATGGATGGCCGTTGGGAAATTATTTACTGGACTAAACTAAAATGAAAATTAAAAAACTAACCCGTAAAATGTATCGAGCCTGCCTTAGACATGATATGAAAAAACAAAAGAAATTATGGCTTAAAGCTCTCAAGAAAAGTCTGCAACATAAACACACCGAAATTATTCAATAATTACCACTTGACAAAATGGTATAATTAAGTTATACTGGTATTTCAATTGTTGATGAGGCATTTATATTATGAGTTTTACAAAAACACAAGAACAGTTCATTGTTGCCGTTGAAGGTAAATTTGGTCAAGGCGCAACAGTGAGCCGTTCAAACATCCGTGACTTGGCCAAATCTATCGGCATTAGCACACCTCGTTGGTTGTTATCCGAAGAATACAAAGTTGGTCGTGGTCTATTTAAAATTCCCGCACTCACATCTACTCAACCAGAATTAGCACAAGTTGTCCATATGCGTCAACCTAAACTAATTGATGATTCAGATGTAGCTATTCCCGAAAAGTTTGAAGGTTATGTACCATTTGGTTTCTATAAAGACCTAACAAACATCCTTAAATCAAAAGAATTCTATCCTGTCTTTATTACTGGTATGTCCGGTAATGGTAAGACATTGATGGTCGAACAAGTCTGTGCTGAATTACAGAAGGAGTGTATTCGTGTCAACATTTCTATTGAAACTGATGAAAGTGATTTGCTTGGCGGTCCTACTTTGGTTAATGGCAATGTTGTTAACCGAGATGGTCCCGTAATTACCGCTATGAAGCGTGGTGCAATCTTACTGATTGACGAAGTAGACCGTGGTTCAAATAAGTTGATGTGTCTCCAAGGTATTATGGAAGGCAAACCATATTACAATAAGAAATCTGGTGAAGTGGTACACCCAGCACCTGGTTTCAATGTGGTTGCTACTGCAAATACTAAAGGTCGTGGTTCAGATGAAGGCAAATACCTATCACAAATCTTGGATGATGCCTTTTTGGAACGCTTTCCTATTACAGTGGAACAAGAGTATCCAGATTCTAAAACAGAAAAGAAAATTCTGTCTAGTTTAATTAGTGATGTCAGTTTTGTTGATGACCTAATCAAATGGGCGGATGTAATTCGTAAGACATATGATGAAGGTGCTATTGATGAAATCATCTCAACTCGCCGTTTAGTTCATATTGCTAAAGCATTTAGTATTTTTAAAGACAAGAACAAAGCAATTGAGTTATGTGTTGCTCGTTTCGATGAAGACACCAAAGTTTCATTCTTGGATTTATACACTAAGATTGTTGAACCTGTCGTGACCATAGAACCAGACCTGCCTGCTATTGACCCAATTGAAGAAGTACCATTTTAAGGAGTAATATATGTTAAGAATTATTTGGATTATATTAAATTTTGGTTTTGGTATTTGGATGTGCAATGTGGCCTCAAACTTTTTCTTAGAACAAAGTTATTGGTGGTGTGTATTTGCCTTGATTGTTGGCGCTCTAAACTTCAACGCAGCTTGTATTAATTATTTTGAATTAAAGGATACAGATAATGAGTAAAGGTCGAGTATTTCATAAGATTGCAGTGGTGATGAAGAAAGGAGACCCTGTGACAGTTGAACAGTTTCATACGGTCTTTAAGGATACAAAGGTTGAACCTGTTTTATACCGCCTAAGTACCTATATCTGGAATATTAAGAAAAATGGTGGGGTGATTAAGGCTATTAAAAATGGCCGTAAAGTGATTGGATATCAACTGTTGAATGGCACAGAATTTGATTCCAATGGTCGATGGGTCGGTATTGTACCACATAAGGAGGTTGCATAATGATACAACATGTACAACAATTGGTATTTGATGCTAATAACATCGACCATCGTAAGGCCTATCAATATTTTTTAAAGAATTCAAAGTGGGATTCAAAAGCACCACGATTTGAATTGGAAGAACCGTATGTTGCTATTCCATTTATGATACAAAGCAAGTTGATTGATTATTATATGACTAAGGAAAAACTATGAAGAAAACTGATGCAAATTTTCGGATGAACAAACAAATCAAACGGGACTTGGCCACTTTTAAAGACTCAAAACAACGAAACATATATAAAAGTATGGCGATTGATGCGCAAGTGAGCCGTTTAAAAAACGGATATTATATATTTAAAGGTAAGGAGTAATAATGTTAATTCAAGTGAAATCTCGTGAGAAACGATGTGATGTGATTATTAATTTGGACCATGTTATGGAAATTGCACCACTTCAAAATGGTGGTTCAGCAATTCGTATGGTATATGATGGTGATGTGACTTCTAAAACTGGTTACCGTGAAATCCATGTAGATAATCCTTACACAGAGTTTTTACAATTTGTATTGCAAACAGTGACTACAGATTCCGTATCAAAAAAAGTTAAAGAGTTAAAAGCTCAGCAAGAAAAGATTGGTCCTAAAGAAAAGATTAACTTGAAAGACAATGACTTTGATGAAATTCC